ATGGCGACAGGATCGGCGGGGTCAGTTGACACGCCTCCAACTTGGATCGCGCTGGACGTTACAGCATATGTGCCAACGTCAACATCGGCCTCAATTATCATGGGCCTGACAAGCGCATACAACGTAATGGTGAACCCGAACGATTTGGCTGGAAGTCGCACAAACCAAGGGAACCCTCCGTTTGCTGTCTCAAACGGGTACGGCGCTTGGGCGACAAGCGTTGTAAATATGCTCCTTGAAAGCACCAACATCTACTGGGCAAGTAACTATTCTGCCAACTCTATAACTTGCCGTGGTTGGGTCGATAATCTTTAACGCCGGTAATCTTTTACCGGCACATAGCACAAGCGGAAATGCTCTTCGCAGTAGTGCCGCTTGGTTGCCTCTTCCCCGCAATATAGCGTCGTACCGCTATTATCACGGGCCGTTTTAACAATATACCGACACATGGTTGAGGTCAGGCCAAGGATGTCCACCGGGCCAGCCTTCTGTGTCTCTTTGGGTTCGTTGAAAAGAAAAAGCTGCATGCCGTTGACCTCTATGTAGCGCGGAACCTTCTTAGGCGGCGCGCTTGTCGTGACAGTTGCTTCTGGCTTTTTCTTATTATCGTTCCTGCGGACTTTTCCGCTGTTCTTCTTATCTCCATTGGGATCGCGAGCCTCAAGCTCGACGCCTCGGCTTCTCATGCGGTTGACGCGGCCAAGTATAGCCGAGCGTGTTGTGCCAAGGACTTTGGCAATTTCCTTGCCTGTTAATCCCACGGCCCAAAGAGCCACGATAGCCTTGTCTCTGGTTTCCTTATCTGTGATATTAGTCATTGCCGGTTGCTTCTACCTTTGTTGGCAATTGGCACTCTGTATCTACGCGAAGACCACTTGCCTCGCTTGCAGCAATGCTTGCGAGGTATTTTTTGTGGGTACGGTAGCCATGAAGGCATGTGGTGTGGTCACGATTTCCAACAAAGCGACCGATGATAGGGAATGACAGGCCCATCATCCTAAGCTCGTACATGACCTCTTGCCTCGCTTTGACAAGCGCCCTGTCACGACTTGGCCCAGCTATCTGCTCTGGCGTGAAGCCATGCTTTTCAGCAATCTCAAGAACCATCGCCTTGCACTTTGATGGCTTCATGCCGTTGATGATTTCGCGATTTTTCGTAACGTATTCCCGGTAGACCATATCCGCTACTTCCCTGCGGCGCTCCTCTGCGATCTTCGCTGCCTCTTTTACGTCGATTATTCTTTTTTCGGGCGGCTTTTGCTTCTTCGCTATTGGCTTGGCATTGTATATGCGCTGGCGAACATTTTTGTAATGATTGTGAAGTTCTTCAAGTGTTTGCATGGAATTACCACCCAAGCTTGCGTTTCACATCTGGCCACAAGTCAATGACAACACACACGCCCATGATTGCCAATGTCACGTTTACAAACGTCAGAAAGACAGCGACCATTAGACTGAGATACCAAGCCATATCTTACCTCATAGCCAGACGAATGTATTGCTGCTTGTAGGTCTCAGGACGCCGCGCAAGGCGCTTATTCCAGCCACCGACGCCCGCAACGTGACACGCCGCCATCTGCGCATGCGTACGGACCCCCGAACGAATACAGCTCGCCATATGGGCAATACCGACACGAACCACGTAATCACACTCGTTGAGCCGACTGCCGTCGAACCCCAGCGCACGCGCAGAAGACGGCAGGACTTGGAGAACGCCGCGCGCATGGCCGTGACGCGTGCGAGGGCCGACCGCGCCGCAGTTGTAGGAGCTTTCGATCTGCGCGAGCTTGAGGGCCGTGCTGACCCATTGCGAGCCCAGCCGCGCCTGCGCTTCACGCGCAACGATTTTTGCCACGGCTTCTTTCTTTGCAGGCATGTGCTTTGGGAGCGTGCCGTATGGGCTACGGACTTCGTTGACCAGCGGTCCCGTCCAGTTGCTCGTTTTGTCACGGCTAAAGAACTCCGCAGCACCCATGTCCGCAAAGGCGGAAACCGTTGTAGCAAGGTAAAAAGCTGCAATAGCAGCTAGAGCTATCCTGATTTTCATTTCCACATTCTCCACATAATCATGAAAGCTGCCGTGACGACAGAGAGCGCCACGACAGCCACGTAGAGAATTTCGTCAGGACGAAACTTCTGCATTTTCTTCACGATAATACGGAGCAAGGCGAGAAGCCATAGCCTTAATATCATCTTCGACAGCTACGACAACGCTGCTGTCTTGCCGTGCGAACTGCGCTGCGAAAGCCATGTAGTTGATATTGTCAACGTAATGGTCTTTCTTTGTGCGGCTTTCTTGCAAGCGCGCCACTTTGTTCATGGCAAGGATCATGGCGACATCGTACTTGCTGATAGGCTTGTTCAAGGCGATTGTAGCAAGCTCAGCGCTGCGCTGGAAGCAGGCGTCTTCCGGGCCGTACTCTTTGCCACGTTCGGTAATCAGGGATGCGGCTTCTTTCAGAACTTCACGATGGTTCATTGTTACCTCCGGTTTTCGGATTGCTTGATGCGGGAGAGGCGAGCAACACGCTCCATTTCCCCCCTTTGGTTGGTCCGACTTGTGTGACCGCTTTCCTGCCTTTCGGAGTATTCAGTCACTTTTCCAATAAGGTTGGTGTTCACAATGATGTGGCCTTTGAACTCCCATTCAATCTGGCCATCGTTGAGAACGCCCACCTTATAGAACTGGCGCACGTTTACGAACTCGTTCTGCGCGATATATTGGCAGAATTGTTCCATGCTTGTAATGCCGTCACATTCGCAAGTGATTTGATGCACAAGCGACCCTTGTGAAGACGGCATGTTCATCGTCATTTGGAATTTTATTGACGGCATTGGTTTTCCTTTATTGGACTGTGTGGGTCTTTTCGCTGTCTTCGTTTTCTTCGTCATCTTCGGATGACCCAAAAACATTCCCGAGAGCGTCAACAACAGCGCGAGCAGCGATAACCCCGAAGAGGGCCTTCATTGCGTCCATGCGCTCTTCCGATGGGATGACTGAAAGAATGCTAGCCGACACAACGGATATAGCATTCAAACAGATATTGACCTCGTAGCCGTCAAAAACATCGCCAACCTTTTTGGCCAACTCTTCAACGGTTTCAGAAATGCGCGTGATTTCTTCTGTGTTCATCATAGCTTCCTCGTTAGAGCTTCATCTCCGCACGCTTGGTAGCCTCATGGCTCTGCCATTCGTGGAATTTCATTCTAATATACTCAAGCTGGACTTTCAAGAGCGAAGCTTTGTTTCTTGCCTCGACCATTAACTTCACATGCTCAATCCACTCTGGCGAAGCCTTCACTGTCATTTCAGCACGGCTTACAGGCATATCGCCAAGGGCAGTCATCATCTGCGACAGCATAGCGCTCTTGGTTTCTTCCAAGAGGCTAGCTGCGCAATCAGCATCAACCCATTTCTTAGCGATGATGCGGAACTGTTCGCTAAGGGGTAGATTATCTGTCATAGGAATTTGTTCCTAGAAAGGGATTTCGTCGTCCAAGGGCTCTTGTTTCTTGCTTTCCTTCTTGTGGTCGGAATTGCTTCCATTGGATTGTTTGTCACGGAAGCTAAACGAAAACCATGCATTCCCGTTCTTGTCCTTCTTCACCCAAATGTTGACCCACTTCATAGTACCGTCAATCATGGCATCGCCTGTATAATCAGCATGCTTGTCGCTTTCCTTGCGCTGATTTTTGAAAGCTGATCCGGTGTTATCGCGTGTTTCCCAAGCCATTACTTGTCCTTTCCATACTTCTTGTTGAATTTCGCAACCTTTTCATCAAGCTCCGCAAGGAATTTGATGACCTCGCTCTCAAGAGCAGCAATCCTCTGCTGATCGCGCTTAACACGCAGCACAATAAGCCTCATTTCTGGATGCGGCATTCTTGGATCAAAGCTGACAAAATCGCACCATTGACGGCCCGTGCATGCCATCTGCCACATCATTTGTGTGACGTATTTTTCTGGCACCGTTTCTGACAAAATAGTTTCAATGTGCGTGGCGCTGTTAGGGCATTTGATCTCTACAAGGCCATAATTGCCAATAAGGCCGTCAGGGCTAGCGCCAGACCCCGCGATATACGGATGGGGAACGAACCCGGTTTCCAGAACAAGCAAGCCTGTGGCCCCCTCAAACTCAGACCTAGCCTGTTCTTCCGTTTCCGTTCCCCACACCATTGCAGGCGAAGAGAATTTCTCCGTAGGCCTGCCGGTGATGCGCTCTATAAGAAGTTCTGCCATGTAATTAGCGCGGGAAGCCCCGTAGCCGCTCTTTGTACGCGCGACAACATCAGAGACGCGACTTGCAGTTACCTTGCCAACCCTCGCGGCAAACCATTCGTCAGAGCGCTGTTCCATGATTAGTCTTCGTCCTCGTCCTTGGGGGAAAACTTCGCGTCAGCATCAGTTGCCGCTTTTTTCAGGCGAGCCTTATGCTTTGACGAAAGCTTTGCGCGCCCGGTTTCGCCAATGTCGCGGAACCAAGAGGAAAGCGCTTCCATGCCAAGATTGGCTTCTGCCAATCCTTCGGTGAAAAGCTCTTCGGATACTTCTTCTGCTTTGACCTTCTCAACTTCAGCTTGAACGCTCTTCACGGCTGCGTTGCCGTCATCGTCTTCCGATGCGATGCACAGGATAGACATAATCCCATAGCGGCGCGCATAGGTAATAGCAGAGCCGATGCCGTGCGGATCATTTTTCCCGACAGGCATTTGCAAGGTTTCAGCGAAGAACTCACCTGACTTATGGAGAAGCATTGTCTCCACTTCGACCACAGGACCAGCCAAACGCGGAAACTGGATGATTGCCAACCCATTCTTGGCCAAGGGCTCGCGGATGACTGCCCTTACAGCGGCGAGGTCCGCGTATTTTGAATTGAAGAAGCTGTTCTTTGTGCCCTTTGATGCGTCATCAATCATCCCTTGGGCAGCGGATAGGGCGCCCGCGATTTCAGAAACTCCGTCCGACATTTTCATGTCTGTCTTCCTCATGCACGAATTGAGCGTTGTTCTTGTATAGCCACTGATCTAGGAACCCGGCGCTGTCAAAGCCGTTTTCGTAGAATAAGTTTCGGACTAGCTCGGCTATTTCCTCCGTCTTATCGGTTAAGGTATTCGCTTCTGTGTCCACCAGCCAGACGTTCTTGGGAGCCTCTATCTGTCCAGCGAATATAAGGTTTGCCATAGCCTCTGCGGTCTGGAAGTCGCCAAGGCGGGCCTCGCTTAACCAAGGCTCTTGGTACTTATCACTCCAAGGGGAAGAATTGAACGCCAGATAGAACTGCATCGCTTATCTCCAATTGATTTGCAGCATTACGATACAGCCAAGTATTTTTGTGGTCAAGCCCATTCGCTCATGATAGCCTCGGGGCATGAAGAAAGCCCGCAAAACATTCTACGCTCAAGAAATCATAGACCTGTTCTATGCTGGCAAAGACACGCTTGAAATTGCCAAGATTTTGGGTGTTGCTGAGAGCGACATCTACAACGTCCTCGCTTTTGCCAAGGCCGCAAAGGAAGCGTTTAATGACGATACGCCTGAGCCTCCCGTTTCCCCCGTCCATGAACCGTTTGTGGAGAGCGAGTAAGGGCGGAGGCGTCTATAAAAGTAAGGCATACACCGATTGGCGCAAAGCTGCGGTCTGGACCATTGTGGCGCAAGCTCGGGGCTTGAGACCCATACCCGGAGCGTATAAGCTCAAGCTAGAACTGGTTCGGCCAGACAAAAGATACCGTGACCTTGACAATATGCTTAAGGCTGTCAGCGATGCTCTGACAGATAGCGGGGTCATTATGGACGACCGCATGTGTGAATGGATAGAGGCACGCTGGGTTAAGGATGGAGACCCGTGCGTGGTCACGTTGGAGGCGATAGATGGCAAAGATAACGATTGATATGCAGATCGCGGGAATGGAGCGGGCGGTTATCAATTTGCAGGGATCAATAGATATTCTGCGTGGATTGGTGGCAAAAAAGGCAAGAGACCCAATTGAATTGCAAATGAAAGAAAGTTGGCTGCCGGAATTGCAGGCGGCGCTGGAAACTCTGAAATTTGTCAAAAATAATCAGGACGCAATAAGACAGGCTGTCAGGAAGTAGCGTCTTAATCTTCCGTTAAGACCTTGACGTTATGTCTGGTTTATGACATAATGTCTGGACGGAAAGTCTTAATGGAGGTTTTAATGACTAAAGAACCATGCGCTTTTACTAATCCCGCATTGTGGCGCGCATTTTGTGCCGCAACAGAGCGTGATATTGCGCCGTCCTACAATTGGACAGAGCAAGATGTCCGGTTTTGGTTTGATGAAAATGATAAATCTCAGGCTGAAATTAAGGATTTCCAGACAATCAGTCAGGACGAAACGTCTTCTTTCTCGCCGCCGGATACACCAAAACAGGACAAAGTGTCTCGTCACAACGACGAATTGCGGGCAGAATTTGCCACCCGCCTCTACAATCTTGATTTCACCGTGAGGGAGGCCGCAATCAGTTTGGGCGTTACAGAGCGCACAATTAGCCGCTGGCTCAATGGGCACGCTCCTGTGCCAAGGATGGCAGTTATGTCGCTTGAACTGCTCGAATTGAGGGGGTAGTGTGTAAAAGTTGAGGCCCCGGAGCGGCAAACTCCGGAGCCTCGTATTACAACCCGCGTCCTGACCGCGTGTTGAACTTAAGCGGATATTTAGCCGCTTCTGCTCAATCGCGCAAGACCTAACTTGAGTATATGCGCGATGGGATACCACGCCAAAGAGTGGGCCTTCAAACAAATCGTTGGATGCTGTCAGGACAAAATGGTGCTTAT